CCAGCGTATATCTTGTGACAAAATGAACCAACGTCCCATCCATAATCCGCAAAGTCTTTATACATTTGCTCTACTAGCGAAGTCGTCGGAACAACTATCAGAGTATTTTTCTTTGTCTCAACAAAATATCTCACAATCGCATATATCATCAACGACTTACCTGAAGCAGTTGGGGATATCAACAGCTTTCTATTATGCCTTAGAGCGTCGTATACTCCATCTATCTGATAATCTCTAGGTTTATGTTTCGAAATAGCTGTCATATAATCCTTGACACCTCCTTTCGAAATCATTTCATTAACTTCAAATGGCAATCCATAATGTTTATTATCTCTAAATTCGTAATTATAACCATGGTCTTTACAGAACTGTATGACTCTATCTAACAACCCTACATATATTTCTTTTTTCTGAATATTAAATAAACGAATCTTTCCATCCCAAAATTTCTTCTTATATGCTGGTGAAAACTTTGCACCAGGTACCTCAAAAGTAAATTGATCTGCTAACTCATAATAAACATGAGGTTCTGCCTGAACGTCAAGAAAGACCTCATTCTTCTTTGATATAACCAAATGTGACATAACATAGTGTTCATTTGGAAATATTTATCAACTAAATCCAGACTGGAATTTATGCCATTCTATGGCATTTTTTATTTGATATGTTCTGTTAGAAACGTTTCTGATAATCTCTTCTAAAAATTTTAGAGTGGTATCATAATATCTGATCTTGAGATCAATCTTAGATAACCTCTCATCTGCATCCAGGTGCCTTTGTATTGCGTCTTTTTCCCTAACCTTATACGGAAATGGATCTTCTGCATATACTTCAGGTTCTGCTTTTCCAGTATAATAATTATATCTTTCTAATCTCGCTTTACTATATTGTTCTCTTGCTTTTTCACGCAATAGAGTAATAGTATTATAGACAGTATAATACTTCGAATGTAATTGAGGAATTTTTAATGATTCATCATGTAGGTTATCAGGGTCAATGACAGAATCTTTCTGCCACATTTCCTGAATTTTGTCAAGATCCATAATAAAAGTTTAATTGCTTATAAAGGTGTTCTCCCGTCTGGGCCAACAATGTCGTATATAGTATACTTGAAATTAACCTCTGCTGTAAAGTAGTTGACATCAGTATCGGTTGCTTCGAATTCCAAAGAGGTTAATGATGTAGGGAACATATTACTGAATTTTACAATAGCAACATCTCTATAATTACTATTTAAAATATGTAAAGATCCATCACTAAATGCTTCATCACCATCTCTAGCACCTTTATTATCGGTAGTAAGAGTTTTATATTCCTGTGCCGTTTCTGGAAAACCCAATCCTGTTAACCAGTTATGAATTGCCATATAATTTTCTAATTCTTCATCTACTAAAAATCTAAGAGAGAAATCACCAAACTCCAGTTTATCACCAGGAATATCAATATTCTTAAGATAATTTGGTTGTGAAGCAGTTCCCAAAGTAATTTCTGGTATTCTTGCAGAATTTGAAAAGAAATTAACCTTTGGTGTTTTTGTTATGTGAAACTTAAAACCAATAGGAGATAAGAAATTCCTATTTGATATTTGATTCTCAAGAGGATTTCTACTTGTTGCCATTTTTAACCTCCATTACCTCCACCACCGTTGCCTCCTGAACCATTTCCACCGTTGCCGTTACCACCATTTCCATTCCCACTGCCACCATTGCTATGCCCATTGCCATTAGAGCCATTCTTTTTGCCATTTCCATTTTCACCATCATCATCAGGTTCCAATAATCCTCTACCACCCACATGGTATCCACGTGGCATCTTTTTACATTTTTTATCAGTATAGCACCAATACTGTCCTGTGGGACATCTTTTTGCTGCTGCCTCTTCTATGAATTTATCAAATTCTTTCATTAGTCGTTCAGAATCTGTTCATACCATGCTTCACTCATACCCATAATAATATTGCCAGCCATATCAGTATTTTCAGCATATCCTTCACGAATTAGATAATCAGTAATCTTTTTCGTGCGTTCATGTGCTTCTTTCAATTGTTTAGGTGTATAGTTTTTCATGGTAATACTACTTTTATTGTTATTTATTCACTTACAACCGTTGCATTAGCCCACCACTTGGGTTGGTAGGTAATTCCTAAATCTGTGGTTATAGTTGTATTTTTTTGTGCATTTGCTGCTGATTCGGTAGAATATACTTTTCTTTTAGAATAATCATTACTCCAAGCATTATCCCCACTATAATATTCTATACCACCTGATGGCACAGCAGAACCAAGAATACTTTCTTTTTTAATATGAAATGGCATAATAGAACACAGGTCTCCAGAAATATTTAGATAAAAAAAAGAGGACTCCGTAGAGTCCTCTTGATGAATAAAGGAAATATATCCTTTTTCTTACATAAGGTTTTGTACCTTAACTCTTCTATAGTACTTATTACTATTTCTGATGATTGCACCAGGATTAGTAGTTGTAGCACCCTGTGAGAATGGGTTAGCAACAATACCATAACGAGTCTTAAACCCGATTTTTGGTTGGAAAGTATTCTCTCCCACTGCACGAACCATCTGTAGAGGAACGTAAGGGCAATAGAATAATCCAGCGTCATAAGGTGAAGTACCCTTGTATCCAGCAACATAGTACTGAGCACCAGCAGCAGATCCGTTGAATCCACCAGCATATGGGTCAATGTATACCTTATACTTACCTTGAAGAGTTCCAGCAAATGTATTGCCAGTGTCATCAACGTTAAGGTTAGCGTTAAGAGCAGGTGTGTAATCAAGTACACCAGCCATTGTTAGAGCAGAAGCAACGTCTGCGGAGCAAAGGATCATATTGCCCTTTCCTCTACGAGTTTGCTGTGCGATAGCGTTGGCATCTCTTTCGATCTGGAAGATCAGACCTTTGAATTTCTCAACTGACCATCTACCATTAGAGTCAGTATCAAGGTCGAATGTACCACCAGTAGCAACGTTTGTTTGAGCACCAGGAACAGCGACGTTATAGATTGTTCTGATAACTTCTCTGTTGATTTCAGCAAGGATCTCAGTAGAAAGAATGTTGGCAAGTTCTGCCTCTGCATTCAATCCATGAATTGCTTTCAAGTCCTGAGCAAGCTCAAGTGAGTATTCTGCTTTTAGAGCACGTGACTTAGCAGTAACGGTAACCTTCTCGATGGAGAATGCCATCTCGTTGAAACCATTACCATCGGTACCAAGGGCCTCAGCAGTTGCTGTGGTCATACCTTCACCGACGTTGTAAGTAGTAGCGTCATCATCGCTAATACCACTTGTGCCGTCTAGTGCACCAGGGTTATGTCCCTGTTGTAAAGTTGTACCAATACCAACTCCGCCGCCGTTAGAACCAGCAACGTAGCCTGCTCCTCCAGAGAATGTTGATTTATCAGTACCGATACCTGAGAATGCGGAATCTACTTCGTTGTAGAATGTTTCATCGCCAGTCTGATTGTTGTAGCGAGAACGCATTGCAAAGATAAGTCCAGTAGGACCATTCATTGGTTGAACACCAGCAAGGTCATAAGCGACCAAGTTTGGCATTGCACGACGAATCAGGCTAATAAGCACTGGATCGAAGTTTGATATATTAGCACCAGTAGAGTTAGTAGGTGCTGCTTCACCGAGGAATTCTGATTCCTCTTTTAAAGTCTTTTCTTGGTTCTCCAGAAGAACTGCGGTTACCATTCTCTTATGAGAATCTTTGATATCTCCCATACCATCATGGTCTAGGACGGGGGCCCACTTCTCCTGCAGTTGTTCAGCATTGAACATTTGCATTTGTTTTTACCTTTTTAAAGTTTAAAAGTTTGATCTATAACAAAAAAATCATTTTTTAGCGACACGAGATAATGTCTGTAGGTAGCCTTCCATCAAGCCAGACGGTGCTGCTTGAGGTGCCTCAGTACCTTCAGATAAATTCTCTGAATTGTCTCTCTGAACGCCAGCATTTTCTGGGAAGTATGACTTCCTTAAAGTAACTAGCTTCTCACGGTAAGTTTCTTCACTATCAAACTCAACATTTTCGGCAAGAGTAGCGAGTTTGTCCTTTTGTGAAAGTGCTAGACCTTCAGTTGCTTCTGCAAAAATTGCTTCTGCGGAGGATTCGGCTAATCTCTTATTAAGAGCAACATTATTCTTTATTTGCTCGTTGAGTTTTCCTTCCATTTCATCAAGTTTATCTACCATACTATTGAGTACATCATATTTTTCTTCAGGGATTGATACATAATGATCTTCAAATAGTGACTTCATCCCAGTTAAGAAGGAATCCGTCATTTCTGTCTTAAGTCCTTGTTCGACTGAGAGTGCATTTTCTGCAAGCCACTCATCAGCGACATATTCGAGATAAGCATCTGCTCTATCTTCAATTTCTTCTTTGATAGATGCAATTTCTTCGGTTAAAGATTGCTCAAACTCGTTCTTAAGTTCTTCTGTAATTTGAGAAACCTTGGACTTGATTGTGGTTTCAAAAATTGTTTTTGCCTTTTCTTGGAATTCTTCAGAGAGTTCTTCTCCTGCGAATAATGCAGCAACATCTTCTTCGATGTTAAGTTCTGCAATAAGTGCTTCTTCCTCGGCAACGACTTCATTTTCAATAGTCTCTTCTTCAGAAACTACTTCATTTTCAGAAGTCTCTTCCTCGGCAACGATTTCCTCTTCAGTAGTTTCCTCTTCAGAAACAACCTGATCTTCAGGTTTCTCTTCTTCCTCTTTCTTCATAGTAGGCATTGCTTGATCGCCAGGCGTTGCCTTGGCATTAACAACATCTCTAACTTGTTTGAGAGTTTTACCAGGTGTATTTAACTTAGCTGAATTGTCATCAGTTTTGTAATTTTCTGGTGTAGGGCCGCCTAGATCCTCTATTTGTGCAGTATTCCCAGGTGTTTTAGCACCACTTGGGCCTTTTTGCATTGGATCACCAGGCGAAGCATTTTTAGTTACTACGTTTTCCATTTCTTGTAAATTGTTGCCAACGGACATTTTTAGATATTTTGATTAATCTGTATTTATTTATAGAACTTAAAGATTTGATAAAAAATCGTTAAACAAGTTAAGTTTATGCTCCTCAAGAGATTTTTGATTAACTAGAGTATTAATTCTCTTTTTTGTTTGATCAACAAACTGTTCACGAAGAGTACCACCTTCCCAAACCCACTCTTTTCCTTCCATAATTCCATTCACAAAAGCATCAGGTGCAGAAGGATCAGCGACTATATCAGCAGCAGTTGCTAACTGAAAATCTTCACCAACAACCTTAAGACCATCACGATCTTCTTTTAATGTTCCAATACCACGTGAAGAAACTCCAAGTGTGACACCTTCATTGATAAGAGATTTTGCAATCTTACCCATGGGTGTTTCTAGGAGTTGTGCTTTACCTACAAAATTATTTCCCTCTTGACGAAGTTGTGTAATTTTATGTGATACACGATCAAGGTTTACAGTAGGGCCATCTGGATGACCAAGTTCACCAAGTGCACGACCTTTATTAATAAATGATTCACTGTATCTTCCGACCTCTTTTGCAAGAGTATCTACAGGATACATTCTCCCATTACGATTTTTGAGATTCCCTTGTAGGAAAACTCCCTCAATATACATTTTCTTTTTAGCACCTTTTCCTTCGGTGATAAACTTAACGCTTGAAATTTCTTCGGTAATGAGTTT